GGTCAAGTCCTGCCATCAAACCATATTGAACATCTACGGTGTAATCACCATCAATGTCCTTCTTTGGCTTGTACTTGATGTTGTATGGAGTTCCATTGCGAGTACCGCGTAGGTTCTTTTCAACATCGGCAAATACCATTTCGTCAACCTTGAGAGCAAGGCTCATCAACTCGACAAATGCACGAGCAAACATTGCGTGTGCTGTTTTAATTTGTGTATCGAATCCACCCATAAGGGCTTGAACACCACGACCTGTAACGATTGAAGCATCAATGTTACCTGTACGAGATTCAGGATAACGAGAACCTAAACGCAATTCTCCTTCAAGAACCTGCTGCTGTGCAAAAGCACCTGCTGGTATCTCCAATGGAATTCTTCGGACATCCTGAGGTCGTTCTGTACGAATAATAGCATCTGGTCCAAGGGCAAGGTCACTAACATCTCGCGGTGCGACCATAGGTGCTTGAACTGCTTTAGTTGCTGCTTCAAGTGAGAGTAGTGCATAGCGTGCCTTTGCTACTTGGATTGGCAATACATCATCAAATTGACCACGAGCCTGTGAGTCAAGTGATGGGCGCATAACAACGCGGACCATACATTCGCCAATAGGATTCTTAGCACGGTCAATAACAAGGTTATTGCGTGTTGGTACGAATAAAACATCTTGGTCTTTGTCATGATAGCGCACAACTTCTAACAAAGATGTCATTGAGTTGTGCTCATCCTTGTCGTACAAGATGTGTGCATACTCTGGATACAAAGCCATAAGTTCAGATACTGGCTTCATTGTGCGTTGGTAAAGTGCGTTAACATTTCCAAAGCGGTCAATGATTGGGTAAGAACCAACTGCTTCTAAGAAGCGGATGCGAGGCATCTGCGCTTCCATGTCAAACTCTACTTGTGCAGGAACAAATCCATAAGAGACATAACGGTCTGCTGCTGTAAACATTTGTGTAGACAAATCAGAAAAGTCAACATAAGAGTTAACAATTTCTTCACGCTTGTCTGCTTTTTTACGAGCAGTTTCTGACACCATTGTAGGTGAGTTGCAGTTAAATGCTGGCAGCGGAGCAATTACTTCTGACAAATCGCGTGCTGCAATGTCCACCATATTTGCCACGATAGGATTTTCAAAAGGACCATCGGGGAAAAGGTCGGGGTAAACATCACGCATGCGACCTTTGCGGACAAGCAGCACTGCTTCCATGCGACTGTCTCGCTCGGCGAATTGCTGGCGGTAGCGGTCATAATTATCTTTAATATCATCTAAAGATAGAGCCACATTCGCCTCCTGTTCTATGCGTATAGTTCGTCAAGATTGACGGTGTATTGTCGTGAGCGGTCATAGTTGGTATGAAACATGCTCATGCTGTTATGATTTTTAGCAAAGTTAGTCGCGCTTGCCAAGCGGTCACGGCATCCAAGTTCTGCAAACCAGAACGCCATGACTGTATCTGTCTTTTGTGACTTAGGTGCATCTGGGTACCATGTCACAAGTTGTTCAATAAGAGCCTTAAGACCTTCGGATGAATGAGTTGAAGGGAACTCAATGAGAGCGTTATCTTCATCCCAACCATAAAATAATGTTGTTAGAGATGCCACACCAAAGTTGGTATCCCATTTGTTCTGACCTGTGTGGTGTTCGCGCAACATAGAACCGCTGCGAGTTAAGAACTCACGAACTTCTCTGTCTTGCGTAAGCATTGTCTGAAATGCGTTCTTCTCAACACGCCACTCAGTAACTCTGTAGCGTTCAGTCCAGTCCTTGATTAAGTTACGGATGTCGTCAGGCTTCATGCCCGCAACATTGGAAACATCCAACAAGTAACGCTTCTGCGTAGAAACATCCAAGCCAAGAACCACAGCGGCGGTATAACCAGAGCCAGCGGGGTCAAGACCAGCAACCACAATAAGCCCATCCATACCATTAGGTCGAACACCATGCTTACCCTTTGGGATAGTCCCAATATTACGAGCACCATTAATAACACCTTTGATGGCATCCGATGGGAAAGCAGAATCTTCGTGAACTTGTTGCTGTTGGTAGACCATTGCCCACAAGTTTGGGGACATACGGCTTCGCTTCTTATGCAGCGCTGGACCTGTCCATTTGTCGTAGAGTCCATTTTCATCAGGTACGCCATTGCCAGATACGGGAGGCATGTTGGTCTTAGCCCAGAGCGTAACCCAGTCTTTCGCATCTTCGGCAAACTCCAATACGGCAGGTTGGGCAAAATATGTCCAAGGGGATGTCTCGTCTGGGTAGCGCATAGGGTCACGCAATTCGGAATATAAATCTCGTGGGCGAAGTCTTGTGCCTACAACCAGTAGTCGCCCGCCGTCATTGTCAATACGAGACATAACTTCGGATTGAATCCAGTCAATCTGCTTCTCGTACTCATGAGCGTTGGTGTGGTCAACACAGTCATCCATGATGATTAAGTCAGCACGGGCACCATAGATATGACCACGAATACCCACAGCCTGAACTGTAGGGTCCTTTTCTCCAGAGTCACGAGACTCGGAAGATAGGTAAATTAGGTCCTGCTTCCACGAATCGGAATTTTTTTCATATCCCCCTGGCGGACCAAAGGTTAATTGTAAATCCTGATAACGAGGGTGTGTTAGGCGATTCTTGATAGAAAGCAGGAATTTCTGTGCCATAGCCTGTGTCTTGGACACAATCATGATTCTGATATTAGGGTTCTGGCAAATCCGATATACCGCATAGTTGACCGTAATGGTCGTGGACTTTGCGTGTTCTGGTGGGGTGTTGACTATGAGAAGGTCAGTTGACCCAGGTTCATAGGAGATGGCAGGATGTAAGTCCTCAGGTTCTCGACCCTCTAGTAAATCAATCCAGTGTTTTTGATGGGGGAATACTTGGACCCCTAAAAATTTTTCGGAAAACTCTGGGAAGGGTGGTACTTCCCCTCGTGGCGAACCGACCTCACCTCTAGCCGTCATAGACCTAATTTTGTCAATGGCGGTGGCAAATTGTTCGTCAGTCTTACGGTAGTATTCGTAGGTCTTGACACTTCTGCCTACGGCATCCATAGCCTTTTGGACAGAGTACCCCTGCATTAAAAAGTCTATTACTTGCTTTTTGATGGCATCGCTTTTATGCGAAGCAGAGGTAGTTCTCTTTCTTTCCATAGCATGCTCCAAAACCATTTGTTGTGAGTTTTGGGGCAAACTCTAACCGAAGGCGTAGTCTAAACGAAGCCGAAGGTTAGGGCTTCCTTTAGGGTGCGCCCTAAGGGGCGCGCTTGCTTAGCAGAGAGGCTCCGATATATTCGCCTCTCACATATACTATAGGTGTCCAGAGGACACTAATTGGACACTTTATTTGCAATTATTTTTTGTTATTTTTATCACACTATTGCTTTTGTGTAAAAGCCCTGGTCAGACCCTCACCACTATCAAATTTATGTAGGTAGAGATATACCGATACCGATACCAGTCGTTTAATAACCCTGGGGTGATGACTCACCCACTTGCCAGCCTGCTGGCTTAAGACATGGCTCTGCTCTTTGCGATGATTGCTTTGCTGGCTTTGCTAGGGCAAGGCAGGGCTATGGCTTGGGCTGGTGCTTACTTTCTATTACCTCGCGCTCTTTCATAGATTCGCGCCCCCCGCATAGCCTGCCTTGCTTTGCTCCGCCTGTCTGCCCATCTCACTATTCGAGATGACTAAGCCCGTAAGCGTGGCGATGTGATGTTCCTCACAATGTCCGAATTGCCCGCATTATCCTATTGACAGCCTGCCCGCCCCGCTTGTATCTTTCGGGTATTAAGTCAAAGCGACTTAAGACATGACAGGAGAACATGAAATGACCGCAACAACAGCAAACAAGACAGCAAGCAAGGTGAGCAAGACCGAGGCACTTTCTACAATCACCAAAGCCCTTGAACAAGCGCACGAAATCATCAAAGCAGAAACTGGCGCGCCCCGCGCCACGATTCTTGTGACCCGCGACATGAAAGGCAAATTGGCACATTTCACCCATTACCAGCCATGGCAGGTAAACGGCGAGGGATTTAACGAAATCGCTTTTACAGCCGAAATGTTCACCAAGGGCGCGGATTTTGTTCTTGGCGTGTTGCTCCACGAGGTTGCTCACTCTTTGAACTACGCCGAGGGAATTAAGGATTGTTCAGCAAATCAATACCATAACGCAAAGTTCAAATCTCGCGCCGAGTCACTCGGTCTTAAGACAGTAGAGGTCAAAGGCAAGGGGCACGCATGGACAGAAATTACCGAATTTGGAATTAAGCGATTCGCCAAGGCTCTCAAGGTCATCGAAAACGCTTTAGAAATCACAGCAATTTCACCAGATAAGGCAAAGCCAAAGAGCAGAAACACGAACCTAATCAAAGCGGTTTGCGATTGTGACCAGATTATCCGCGCAAGCGCAAGCGTTATCAAATCGGGCGTAACCTGTAACGAGTGCGAGGGAGAATTCAAAGAGGCTTAAGACTTAAGACAGAACGCCCCGCGCTACAGGCTACGGATTCATAATCCAGCGGGGCACGATGTGAGCAAAATCACACCGCGAAATGCTAGACAAGCAGGGCGCGAGGTGATTCACTTACACCAAGCAAGAAACCAAGCGGGAAAGTATCCCGTTAGGTATTAAGACAGGAGAATAAAAAGTGAGTGAGTACGAATACGAAGTAAAGTTTTACGGTAGTCAATGGACAATAAATGTCCTGTGCTACCACGAAAACGACAGCGAAACAGGCGACACCGAAATAATTAACTGGGCTATCTCAGTAGCAGACCAAGACGGCTTAACAATTCCAGATTACGATTCAGTTTCAGTGCTTAAGACAGGAGAATTAAAATGAACGAAGCCACCGCCCAATTCGTAGAGGATTTTATTCTTGTGACAGATAACGACCGCGATTCATACGATGAAGCCCGCGTAATAGTTCAGGAGAGAGAAACCCTTAGCGAGATAGCCGAGGAGTTTCAAGAACAGTTTGAGAGTTACATCCAGCAAGTCGCAGAACGCGAGCGCGAACTAGGACACGAGGCGGGAGCCTTGCTTATCACTCAAATGCTCAGCGGTTGGGGCGATGAAGCCTTTCGCGCTATTGCCCGTCACTATATGGAAAGTGTGGCTTAAGACATGAAAATTACTTTCAACTTATACAGCGGAAGCGGTTTAGAGTCTAAGAACACACTCAGCGCAGAGGATTTCGCAGAGTTTCGCAAGTTAGCCGAGAGCCTTAAGCAATCGGTAAAAATTGTGAGTGTGTCTTAATACAGATGTGACCAACATCACAGCCCTAACCCTTGACAGAAGGCGCGTGTTCGCGACACGATTAGGGCACAAGGTAAGGCACCCCGCCCACCTTAGACAGGAGAACAGAACATGGCACACAAGTACAGCATAGAGATACTACACGAACCAAGTTTCGAGAGTATCAACTACGAATTTTATTCTGCCGATGAAATGTCAGCAGATGAAATCTTTCAAGAGTTCACCGCCAGTCTTTCAATCATCCCAAGCAGCGAGGAAGTTGATGCCGAGATGTGCGACAGTTGCTCAGAGTGGACAGAGAACTATCAACAGCGCGAGGATAACGGACTCACCCTCTGCCCTAAATGCTACACGCTGGAAGGGTAGTGACTTAAGACATGAAACTTACACGCAAAGGCAAGCAAGTCAGAACCATAGTTATTTATGTCTTAATACTTATTGGATTGTTTAAGTTCACCAGTGACCAAGGTATCTGGGATGTGCCAGAGTCATGCTTAGTTGAGCAAGTCGGATGTCCAGACGGGTACCCACTGCCATGATTAACAAGTGCGCCGTATGCGGTAACAACACCGAAGCAGAGTTCGGTAAAGTTAAAGATAGTTTCTACGGGATTCAATTCTTATGCGAACTGGATTGCTGGGATGCTTACGATGGCTGGTATTGCGACACCTGCCAACTGCTACATGACCACGACACCACCATGGAAAGCGATAACTCATGTATTAAGACAGGAGAAAGTAAATGATTACAGCCAAAGCCGACACCATTGACGGCAACCTTGAGGATTTATTAGAGATTGCCAACGCTTTAGCCAAGCAAGACTCAGACCTAGCAATAGAAGTTCACCGCATCTGGGTTGATTTAAACGAGGGTATTGCTGACTTAAGACAGGAAACACCAAACGCTTGTAACTGTGACGAGTGCGAGTGTGAGAACCAAGACGATTACACCGAGGAGAACGGCACATGCGAGGATTGTTTTAGAGATTGCCAGACTATAGAGGGAAACAAAGAGTGCGACTGTACCGAAGTATGCGGTTGGCATAAGCCTCACACTGTAGTTGAGGGTTCTTGTTCTAACTGTGGAACAGAACTTCTACAATATGGTGAGGAAAGTTATATCGAGTTTGAGTGCGCTATTCACGGTGATGTCAGTTGGTCGCGATGATGTGCGGAGATTGCTTGCGACCATTGACCGAGTGCCACCATGGAGATTCGATTTCATGGAGTGAGTTAGCGGAGTTGACCCATGCCACACAGGTTGAGCGCTTTGGCTGGTGTTCATGCGAGGACATGGAACCGCACGAGTATCCATACCCTGACTGTATTAAGACACAAATGTGACCAACATCACATTAAGTTCATGCGAAGTGTGACAGACATCACATCAAAATCTATTGACATCGGATAACCCAATCAAATAAAGTTACATTAACAACTACAAGACAGGAGAAGCAAGATGATTACAGTTACTAGCCATCAGTTGAAAGTATGTATTGAAGCCTTGAAAATGGCAGAGGCTACCGAAAAGAACGACTCAAAGTTTGGGTCAGTGCTTTATGATTTACTACTTAAGACAGGAGAATAACATGACTACAAAAGCAAAGTGCTTGGCACTAGCCGAGCAACACGACATAGAAGTTTATGTCCACAAAACTTGGGGCAACGAGTATCAAACCTCACTGTCCTGTCCAAAGGGCTATCAACTTGAGGAGTTCGAGGGGGCTAGGACTGGACTCTCAATGTCTGGAATCTATGGCGCTAAAGAACTATGGAAAGAAGTTTATTCTGACTTAAACACAATGATTAACTACAAACCTTGGCACAAAGTACCAGAAGGGGATGAATAAAATGACCACATGGACAGTAGTAACAGAGGTTGACAGTGAGGTAGACCCAGCCACTTTCAGTTATGTAAATGGCACACGCCTTATCTCATCAGTTCTTAAGACAGAAACAACAGCCACCATACAGATTGAGATTAACAAACAAGAATTGTGGGATGCCGTCTTTGGCTCAGCCTTTGAATCTTTCGGTAATCACTGGTACGAGGTTGACTACCTTGATGACACCGACTGGGACAAGATGGGCAAGGTGCGCCTCGTTGCCATTGATGAAATAACTTTACTTAAGACAGAAAAGATTGTCGGTATTGAGGAGTTACTTAAAGCCTTGCCGATTGCCAACGAGCAGGTGTACATGGACTTGTATGACTTTGATGATTACGATGCCATCTGCGGTGATGCCGTACTACAAGTAGCCGTACTTGGCGAAGTAGTTTATGGCTAGGTATTAAGACATGAACTCAGCCGAACGCAAACAAATTCAAACCATGATAAAGAGAGCAAGGTCACAGCGAAACGCCACTACCAATAACGAGGACTTTGATTACTGGCAGGGCATACTTGAACAGTGCGAAAACAAACTACAGACAGGAGATAAGTAATGCCAGAGTATCTAGTAGCACTATCGTCAGAGCGATTGCTACGCATAAAAGCAACAAACGAAACAGAAGCACAAGAGAAAGCAGAAACAAAAGCAAACAAAGATGGCAACCACTGGTCAGCGGTCAGCGCATGGCTTACAAAGACAGGAGAAAATTAATGGAACTGGAGATAGGTGCTATGGAAAAATCTATTGTGGCGTACATGAAAGACTTAACCTTTACCTGCGGGGGTAAAGAGTACCGAGTCATCGTACACTGGAGTGACATGGAAGGTTACTCAACTACATGGATAGACAGCGAAGGTAGATTCGATACATCACCCGACTGGATTGATTCGATACCACGATTCAGCGCACTGCTTGACAACTCTAAACCACACACAAAGGTAGAACTATGACAGTTTTAATGGAGTGCGTGAGGTGTAGTTTCGTAGTAGAGAACCCATCAATTATGAACTACATGCTTGAGATGTGCGACACTTGTACCTTAAGACATAATGAACAGGCTAACTTAGCCATCAAAACTTTCCTACATGAGAAGGCAGAGGCGGAGCGCGATGCTAAACTTAAAAGTAATTCACCCGCATGCTAGGTTGTGGATAATTACAGTGATGGTTCTTGGATTAATCTTAGTACTTAAGACACCAACACAAATCAAAGAAAAGTTTATAGCACCGCCACATGGCAAGGTGATTGCCTACTATCAAAACGATTACCAACTTTACGCCATTGAACAACTGACCAAGAAGGACAAACTTGAGCAGTGGTCTTGCCTCTATGAATTGTGGACTGAGGAATCCAACTGGCGACCGAACGCAAAGAACAAAACATCTAGTGCTATGGGAATCGCACAGTTACTTGATAGCACATGGAAGAACATCGGTCTTAAGCCAACATGGGATGGTATGAAACAGGTTGATGCTGGACTTAAATATCTTGAACACAGGTATGGAAAGACTGGCAACAATATCTGTAGGGCATACGCACATCATCTAGCGAAGGGTTGGTATTAAGACATGAAAGATAACAGACCAGAGTTCCATAAGATAATCAGCGAAAACTCTAGTAAGAACCGATATAACAAAGGGCTAACCAGTTTTGTATTGAAATACAGACCAAGCATCTGGGCACAGGCTGCGTGCCAAGGTATAGATACGGAAATATTTTATCCACAGCAGGAGTTATTTACCCGCGAGGAAGAACGCATGTTTGAACGCATGTGTAGCGAGTGTCCAATCATGCTGGCTTGTCTTGAGTGGGGATTAGCCCATGAAAGATACGGAGTATGGGGTGGGACAACACCACCTATGCGACACAAGATTCGCAAGCGTATCGGTTGGGGTTTGACAGAACCGAAGCATGGATAATATAATCATCTAGTACACCAGCCGATATGAACGCGAAACATAAAGGTTGGTGTACATAGAAAAGCCCAGCAATTCTCTCCTGTCTTGCTGGGTTTCTCTATGTATTAAGTCAGGTTACTTTTCTAAACCAAGTTCCATCGCAAGCATAAAGACTTCATCACTTAAGTCATCAAGAGTTCCGTCATTATAGATAACATAATTAAACATGTAGTTATCCATAGCATGCTCAGATGGGTGACCATTTACAGCACTATGGTTGCGCCGATTGATACGCCATACAGAACCACCAAGTTTCCTAATTGCCTCAGCCTCATTTGGGTAGCGCACATCAGAGATAACAACTCTATCTTCATAGTTTAATTTATCCATTAACATCTTTACCCAGACATCTGTGCCCAACATCTTGCGACCAAAATCTGTACCGAATACCTGTAACAGACGGCGCACTTCTGGATTCTGCTTTGCTATATCCCAACCATAATCATCCACATACTCAGACAAATGAGTGATGCTATCCAACTTTGGGTTGATAATCATTAACGCTTTTCGCATTGGGTCAGCAAAGGACTGTCGTTTGTATTTGTAATTAAGACATAACAATTCAGCAGTTGTATCTTTGCCTGACTGTGCGTATCCACTTAAACCTATAATCATTAGAACTCCTGATTCACATACCAAAAACCAAGGTCTAAACCCCAGTGGTATTTATCTATTTCAAAACCAATACCAAAGCCAGACTTGCGACCCCAAGAAAACCAATACTTGCCTATCTTTTTTTCCATTAGTTATCTCCCACTTCTTCTCGTGCTTCTGCGTTAGTGCGATTACGTCTGCGACCATACCACACTGGTGCTTCTCCGCCTAGTCTATCTTGTAACTTAGTTAGCGCTCTCTTGACACGCTTTCGTATGGCTTCCTCTGTTGCTTGGTAATGCTCAGCCAACGCATCAAACTCCATGCCACCATCAGAATATCTCAGTCGCATTAACTCTTGGTCAGCATCATTTAAACGCTTCAACCCAGCAGACACGTCAGATAACAACGCCATACGATTGCCACCTTCGGAAGGTTTGCTTGACTTAGATACAAATTCATTACTTAAGTCAGAAGTATCTGACCATCCTTCGTGTGTCCACACATCACGCAACAGTTCATGTAACACCTCGTGCGTGTAGTAAAAACTATCAGACAGAGGCGTGCGTGAATGATGAGAACGCTCTCGTGCGACATACTTCTGTGCCTCATTGTAGAAAGTACGGCGTAGTTTAAACTTCAACGACTCTTGCTGTTCCCATTCTTCTATCTTATGCCAATGTTCCAGTGCCCATAATGATAGGTGTTGGTACACATCATCAGTGGATACAAGCCCACGATGGATTCGGTTACTGCGTGAGGCAACCTGCCGTGCTACACCATAGATAGTTTCCCAAACTTTGTCTTGCTTATCCATCTTTATATTTCCTTGTCGCTGTCATTAAATCATCTACTGTTATGAGGTAACCCTTACTAATATTCGGGGGTATCTCGCACTTAATCTCTCTGCCATACTCTTTAACTGCGAAGCGAAGCACATCAGTGGGTACAATTAAAGTAGATTCCTGTAACACAAACGCCCAGTACGATGCTTCTGTTACACCCAATCCACTCGGTGCCCACGCTTCTGTCTTAAGAAAGTAACATTCAGTTTCAATGTATAGGTTGTTAGTTTTAAACCACTTGCGGTCACGCTTTACTTCTACCGTTCTCTTGCCAGTTAATAACTCGTCAACTAACTGCTCGCCTTTTCTTCCGTACCCAAAGTCTAAATCAAAACTGGAGTTATTTGCCATTGTTTAAACACCCGCTCGTTTATGTAGTCCTTCTGCGCCCTCGGCGAGGTACACATCGTTCACGTCACAGTTCTCAGGCATAAAGATTGGGAACACATTGTCTAATTCACGAGTGATTGTCTTAGCCATTTCCTTACCAGCATTATCGCCATCACAAAACAACATAATCTTTTCCCAGTCCGCAAGGACTCGTGTATAAAATGGCTTCCAGTTGTTAGCGCCAGGCAAACCAACCGCAGCGAAGCCCACTTGCGTGGCAATCATTGTATCTATCTCACCTTCACAAACAACAAGAACATCTGAATCCGTATTCAAAGCAGCAACATTAAAGATGTGTGTGCTTGCGCCAGGTCTTGATAAATATTTTGGTCCATTGTCAGCGTTCAAACTACGAAAACGTATATCAATTACACCCGATGGGGTCAAGTATGGGATAGCCAACTTACCTTGGTAAGGTTCATGTCCTGCCTCAGGATTCTTTACGAAGCCGAGGCGGAACGTAAGTGCTGTTTCCTTGGTTATACCGCGACTCTCCAGATACGGAGCCACCTCGTCTAGGTTTTTTTCGTAGTTCTCCGTTGCTTTCGCCAGTAATTCCCTCTGCGATTTCGAGAGCCTTGACATAGTTAACTCCTTCTCTTTTCATAATAAGTGAATAAACATCACCAGACATTTCACACGCAAAGCAGCGGAATCCACCATTGTCTATGTTTAAACGCGCTGATTTAACTTTGTCGTTATGGAAGGCGCAACGCACAGTTACCCAACCACCACGATTAGTTGGAATAGTAAATCCGTAGTGTTCTAATACTTTAACTATGTCATGCTTAGAGTTTTGGGAGTGCATTACTGAGCCTCTGTACGACATACGCATCCCCAGTTCCCTTGTTGTTTGCCTTGATAATTACTAATGGTGTTGGCGCAACCAACAATCGTTTCTGTACACGATAGTTCTCTGCTTCAATCTCAGCCTCACGCAACCAACCAGATAGGTCAATACGCCCATCACGCCTTGGTGCCTTGGCTTCAATAACATAACCATCATTAACAGTGGGTAAATAAACATCTCCAATATCATTGCGCCCTGCCCGTGGCAAACGCTGTGCGTTGTACCCCTCTTGCATTAACCAATCGGATAAATCAATTTCCCATGCTGCGCCTCTGCGCTTGTTACTCGCTTGCTGTGTCGGCATTTTGCTTAGACCTTTCCGCACTCTCGATGGCTGCCCAGTAAAGGTTGTAATAATTATCATCAAAAGAAAACCGCTTCATGTGTTTAACTAACGCCAATGTGTTGGCATAAACAGGAACACCTGCTGCTTTAACCTTGCGGAAGAAGGCAATGTCCTCGCCAATAAACTGCTCACCGCTTGCGTTGTTCTCCGCAAATACGAAGTCAGTTTCACCATGCTTAGCATGTAACGCTTTGATAACAGACTTATGCATTAAGACCAAACCTAAACCTGCGTGGTCTACCTTGATTACTTGATTGCGTGGCAGTGGGTGCTTGTATTTAATCTCGTATTCGCTTTCACCTTCATCAAAGATGGCGGGCATAGGTTGCATCAATGAGTTTTCCATCTGCTTGGAGATAAAGTACACACCACTTACAACTGGTCGAGATATTTTGTCAGCGGTATCCCATAGAATCTTGACTACCTCTTTGGTAAGTACGATGTCAGAGTCAACCCATAGTGCCCAATCGGTTCCAACCTTATTCCACATTTCAAATGCAGCCTGTCGTTGGCGGGCAATCTGATTACCTTGTACACGAATAGCATTATGGAATGGCACCTCACCTGTGATGATGCTGTATACCAAGCCCTCTGTAAACTTGCCGTCAGTGTTTCCATTGTCACACCAAATAACTGAAAGAGTTTCTTTGTTACTATGCATTTTCTTTAAACACTTCCTCTGATTTGTCCAGTACTTCCATTGCGTTCTCTGCTAGGTCTTTCCAAGACTCACTCATGAGTCGGAGTTGGATTGCGATTTCTTCTCGGCACTCTGGTCCGTGGTCCTCAGCAAGATGTTCAGCCAACTGCTCAACATAATCAGCGAACTGTATAGATTCAAGCCAGACTTGTGATGGGTCGTAAATTTTTTGTGTCGCCTCATCAATGCGTTCCATAAACTCTGGTAGTCCATCAAGGATTGCTTGTTTCATCTCCGCTGGAATCTGTTTCGCTGACTTCACTGCTTGCTCCAGCATCTCTGGTGTAATTGATAGTGCCTTCATCAAGGAGTCTTTTGAACTCCTCATCTGTGAGGTCTTGAAATTTTTCGCTTTCTTCTTCCTGCCAAACATACGCTCTCCATCCTACTGTCCATGAAAATTGTTTCGGTATAAACATCAACTGTGATTTAATGTCTGTAATCAATGGCTTAGTAGGTACGACTACATCCTCTGCGTTTAAACTACCTTGTAGTTCTCCAGCGTTTTCTACCACCTTGATTTCCCATTTAGGTGTCATGACTTCTCCTTATGCCTGTAATAAATCTGCCAGTTGCATGCTGGCTGGGTTGTACGCAAGCCACACTGGACTTGCACCTGTTGAATCTGCAGGACCATAACGGTTCTTGACTGCACACACACCCATTGAAGCAATTTGGTTATACACAGTAAGAATTAACGAAGGGGTCTGAGCAATTTTTCCGTGCAGTGCGCTGCTTGGTGGGCATGGATTACCCGCAACACCCTGACTTGTATGATGGCAGACAACAACAGCAGCGCCAGTTTCTCTAGCCCACCACTTTAGTTCACGCATGAGGGTACGCAATCCGCCCCACTCATCCTGTCCATCAAGGGTTACATCAACTGCGTTGTCAAGTACGATGAGTTCAACATCTTGACCTAAGCGCTCTCGTGATGCAAGCACTGCATCTTCTACATCCTTAAGAGTAGGTGCTGAGTCAAACTCCCACATGATGTGGTCAGCAGGCTTGAGCATCTGTGCTGCCCATTCTCTGTCTGCTTCCATCAATGGTTCTACTTCTTGTTGTGGTCTGCCTGTAATCATCGCAAGCAAACGCAAACTCATTGTGTGTGAGTGTGTATCTGCTGAGATGTACAGGGTAGGAACCTGAGCATGGACTGCAAGTGACAAGGCAAAGGTAGATTTACCTGAGCCTGGTGGACCTGCAACCATACTCACTTCACCCCGTCTAAACGCTATCTGCTGCTCAGCAAGTGAGCGCCACACCGTAGGTAAAGTGGCACCCCCTTGCGAGGCAGTCTTAATAGCACGGGATAAACGGCGCATCTACTACGCGTTTACTCGGTTTGAACACTGTGAGCCTTGTGGCTGTGGGCATGAGAAGAAGGCACGGTATGGCTTGCCTGTTGACTTTGAGATACCAGCCTTGACTAAACGCATTGGTCCTGCACCGCAGGTACACATTGGTGTAGCAGCAGGTGCTGGTGAATAGCCTTGTGCTGTTGGAGCAGCAGGGGCTGCAGGCTGTGCGTATGTAGGCATTGGTGCTGCACCTTGGTTGACTACCTCAGCACTTGGAAATGCTGTCTTAATTGTTGCCATTGACTCAACAGTAGTTTCTAAATCAACCAACGCTGCAATGCGCTGGCTAACTGTATCTAGCAAGGAATCAAGTTCTAACGCATCGGTTGCGTATAGGTTGATAAGCATGCCATCTTTTTTTGTCTTGAAGTTGATTTGAATTGA